GCGAGCCAGTGAATGGAAGCCTTGTTGTAGCCAAACTGACTGACGCGAACGAAGCAACATTCAAGAAACTGGTTATAGATGGCGGGCAGAAGTATCTGAAAGGCCTGAATCCTTCATGGCCTATGACTCCAATCAACGGGAACTGCAAGATTATCGGTGTTGTCGTGGAAGCGAGGGTAAAATTCGTATGATCAGGATTGCGGCGCTACTCTCAATACTATTAACTACCAGCGCCAATTCTGAATGCTGGATTGTCACAAACCTGCACGGGTACGGGGCAATGAATGGCGATCGTTACGACTTTACAAAAGACAGCACGGAAGATTCCGTTTTCCACATAACAATTAATGGTGATAAATCATCGGTTTATGAATCAATCACTGGCGTCTATCCAGAGATGAAATACACGGCTTTGTCATCGAACACTATGGTAGGAGAATACCAGTCTGGTGGCGGAATAACCGTTGAAACTTGGTCAATCACTACAGACAAAAAAGCTCTTTACTCCAAAGTAATGAATATCCCGGGCATGCAGCAACTTACATCAACCAAATCCTTTGTTGGTGATGTAGTCGGAACCTGCAACCACTAATCCCCACCTCAATCTCAGTAACCCAAAAACAAACTATTTTCCGTTTAAAAACAATGGAGTTTGTTTTTTGCACCTCCATTTACAATATTTCTTGTTTACAACATACAATCTTTCTTGTAATTTTAAGCCATCAGCAGGACGCACTAACCACCATGAAGGTGACGCTCTTAAAAATTAAGCCCTGAAGAAGGGCAGCATTCAAAGCAGAAAGCTTTGAGTAGCGCGAAATGCAGCTGCAAGACAGCAACCGTGGAGATAAGCATCACGGCGCGTTACTCAAAGCTAACTGACAGGAGAATCCAGATGGATGCACAAACACGCCGCCGCGAACGTCGCGCAGAGAAACAGGCTCAATGGAAAGCAGCAAATCCCCTGTTGGTTGGGGTAAGCGCAAAACCAGTTAACCGCCCTATTCTCTCGCTGAATCGCAAACCGAAATCACGAGTAGAAAGCGCACTGAATCCGATAGACCTTACGGTGCTGGCTGAATACCACGAACAGATTGAAAGCAACCTGCAACGTATTGAGCGCAAGAATCAGCGCACATGGTACAGCAAGCCACGCAGTGAAATGGGGGTGACTTGTGTTGGTCGCCAGAAAATGAAATTAGGCAGCAAACCACTTATTTGAGGTGATATATGGAAGAAGAATTTGAAGAGTTCGAAGAGCATCCGCAGGATGTGATGGAACAATACCAGGACTATCCGTATGACTACGACTATTGATAAGAATCAATGGTGTGGACAATTCAAACGATGCAATGGATGCAAGCTGCAATCGGAATGCATGGTTAAGCCTGAAGAAATGTTTCCTGTAATGGAAGATGGGAAATATGTCGATAAATGGGCAATACGAACGACGGCAATGATTGCCAGAGAACTTGGTAAACAGAATAACAAGGCTGCCTGATGGTAGCCTTTATTTTTGGCATAAACAACAGAATAAACACTGCACTGTGTATTCATTCCAATGAGTGAATACACGGAGCAATGTCGCTCGTAACTAAACAGGAGCCGACTTGTTCTGATTATTGGAAATCTTCTTTGCCCTCCAATGTGAGGGCGATTTTTTATCTGTGAGGATATGAACAGATGTCAAACATCAAAAAATACATCATTGATTACGACTGGAAAGCATCAATAGAAATTGAAATCGACCATGACGTAATGACAGAGGAAAAACTTCACCAGATTAATAATTTCTGGTCAGACTCTGAATACCGACTAAATAAACACGGCTCTTTATTAAATGCTGTATTAATCATGCTGGCGCAACATGTTCTGCTTATAGCAATTTCGAAAGACTTAAATGCATATGGTGTTGTGTGTGAGTTCGACTGGAATGATGGAAATGGTCAGGAAGGATGGCCTCCAATGGATGGTAGCGAAGGAATAAGAATTACCGATATCGATACATCAGGAATATTTGATTCAGATGATATGACTATCAAAGCCGCCTGAGCGCGGCTTTACCGCATACCAATAATGCTTCACGAGAGGCATTTTCGTTATGCAATCAAATATAAGGAGTTACCCATGATGCACTTTCAGCTCGCGGGTAGCGGCGTCATGTCCGCTTTCTACCCGCACGAATCTGAATTATCACGCCGAGTTAAACAATTAATCAGAGCAGCAAAGAAACAACTGGAGGCGTTATGCGCAATGAAATAGCCATCAATCACCAGATGCTTCGTGCTGCACAGAACAAAGCAGTAATAGCCAGATTTATTGGTGATTCAAAAATGTGGCTTGAAGCAAATAAAGCGATGAAATCAGCTATCAACCTTCCGTGGTATCGCAGGAAATGAGTTTTACAGATAACTGGTCAGACGAAGAATTCATTCGTCAGATGAAAGATTTAATCGGTAACGAAGGAGATATTCATGTCACTTGCAACCACAGTGAAGGAGAGCAAGTTACAGAGACGCATGTACACGCAGAAAGCTCTCTGGTATCGCCATAATGGCGACCGCGAAGGAATGCGGGTATGTCTTAATTTGTCCCGAGTCGAAGTATTAAATCAGCGTTATTTCCTTGGGACATGTCCATTCTGAGAACAATCATATGAGCAAAGAATTTTACGCAAGACTGGCAGCTATTCAGGAGAATCTGAACGCGCCAAAGAATCAGTACAACTCATTCGGCAAATATAAATACAGAAGCTGCGAAGATATTCTTGAAGGCGTTAAGCCGTTACTGAATGGTCTGTTTTTATCAATCAGCGATGAAGTTGTGTTGATTGGTGATCGGTATTACGTGAAAGCCACGGCAACTATTACCGATGGCGAAAACAGTCATACGTCAACCGCTCTTGCACGAGAGGAAGAAAGCAAGAAAGGAATGGATTCTGCACAAGTTACGGGAGCTACAAGCTCTTATGCACGCAAGTATTGCCTCAATGGTTTGTTCGGCATTGATGATGCGAAAGATGCAGATACAGACGAGCATAAACATCAGCAGAACGCAGTAGCAAAGCAATCAAAACCATCACCTACACCTGAACAGGTTCTAAAAGCATTCACTGACGCAGCAATGCAGAAAAACACCGTAGAAGAGCTTAAACAGGCGTTCGCCAAAGCGTGGAAGATGCTCGAAGGCACACCTGAGCAGCACAAAGCGCAGGACGTTTACAACATCAGACGAGACGAATTAGAAGGAGCTGCTGCTTAATGGCACATTCGATTACTGTAAGACTAAACAAGCCCGCAAGAGAGTTTCAGGCCGGGGAAAATATCGGATTCAACATCCGTGCTGGCGTTCAGTATTACGATCGCCAGACAAAAAAGAAAGAATGGACAAACTACAGCGCCGTTGTATTTGCCAAGCCGGGAGCGCAAGCGGATTACTACCGTAGTGTTCTTGTTGAAGGTGGCATTGTGGAAATTACCGGAGAAAACATCAGGGTTGATGTTTATCAGGGGCAAAATGGTCAATCAATCACTCTTGAATTACTGAATGCAAAGATTGGATTTGCAGCTTCAGGAAATGGCCCGCAGCAGCAAAGTAGTAACCAGCAGAACACTCCTGTATACGACGATTCCATCCCATTCTGATTTAGAAAAATAAGGATTTAATTATGCCAGCGCCTCTGTATGGTGCGGATGACGCGCGCCGCTGTTCCGGCAATTCCGTATCGGAGGTGCTGGATAAATTCAGAAAAAACTACGATCGAATAATGTCTCTACCGCAGGAAACGAAAGAGGAAAAGGAATTTCGCCACTGTATATGGCTTGCAGAGAAAGAAGAACGCGAGCGAATTTACCAGACATCAATCCGACCATTCCGCAAAGCCACATATACCCACTTCCCTGAATATATCGACCCGCGCCTGCGTAATTACCGCTCACGCTATGGCGCTATCAGTAATGACTGAGGAATTTACCATGAGAGGACTTGCATACAATCCCGGCATTCTTCCGGCAGAAATGATTATTCGCCAACGCGTAAAGCCAATGCCATCGAGAGAGGAATTGCTTAAGAGAAATTCTTTTCCGTCAGTAAATCAAAACAAATATCTGAATGCGATGTGGCGTAAAGGAGGCAAGCAGTGAGTGTATGTCTTATTGATAAACGTCGACGTGGGCAACAAATACCATCTGTTGGAATGCCGAATCACACATGGTTTTGCGTACTTGATATCGATGGTATGGATTCGTTGGTTGACACTCGTCATTACTGCGATACCGCAACAGCTACTCCGGCGAAAGCAAAGAAAATGGCTGATCTGATAGAAAACTGGACTCCACCTGATGGTTGGTGCAATGGGAATGATCGAGATTGGCATGAAAAAATGAAGGGCTATATCTGCGATTTCTTACGTAAATGCAACGGATTCAGGGTGATGTGACATGAACAAGATTGACTATCAGGCACTGCGTGAAGCGGCAGAGAAAGCCGGTGAAGATAAGTGGCAGGCTAAAAAAATAAATGGTGATTTTTTCGTTATTCGTCACGGTAGTTATACAAGACAGCATGGCTACACATCGTATCAACCCATTGCGGAGATTGATTGTAAGCAAGTCCGTGATTTTGTTGCCAAGGCTAATCCGGCTACCGTGCTGGAATTACTGGATGAGCTGGAAGCAGCAAAAAAGCGCATAGCAGAACTGGAAGCACGGGAAATATCGCTCCCAGAACGTAGCAGCATGCTTCATCGAACAGATTTTCACGATGATTACCAAACGGTAATGGCATACAAAGTTTCTGAAGTCATCGATGCAATCCGCGCCGCTGGCATTCGCATCAAAGGAGAGTGATATGGCAACTTTAACAAAAAAAGAACGGGCATGGTTGAACGAATTACAGGACGTTCTTGATCGCTGCCCATCACCGAAAAAAATTGGTTTTTACACCATTGGCGATAAAAGCATTTACCTGTATGACCTGCGCCGCATGGATGAAATCATGGAGGCTCTTGATAATCGTTCGTCGATGGATTGGTGTGTTGCTGTCCATGATATGAATGCCGGATTTGATGAAAAGATTTTATTCCCCTCATCAGTTGAAAGCACAGCAGGATAAGGACTAACACATGACTACTTTTACCGACAAAGAACTGATTAAAGAAATCAAAGAGCGTATAGGCAGCCTGGACGTCCGAGACAATATTGAGCGTCGGGCTTATGAAATCGCACTGGCATCGCTGGAAGCAGAGCCGGTGGCGTGGAAGGTAACATTCACGCAAATTGACCGTGAATATAACACGTTCACTGGTATGTATTCTGACAAAGCAGAAGTCGAACGGTGGGTGCGGCTGCATAAAGCATGTAATTTTCGGGCAGATATAACACCGCTTTATACCGCCAAGCCAGTGCCGGTAACTCCGGATGGTTGGATAAGCTGTAGTGAGCGGATGCCGGATAAGTTAATTCCGGTAATGGTCATGTATGAAGACGGTGAGATGTGGTCTGCAATGTGGAATGGCAATCGCTGGGATGATGGCACCGAATATCCGGATCCGCACTCAGTTACGCACTGGCGTGAAATGCCAGCAGCACCGAAGCAGGAGGTTAACCGTGGCTAACCTGCAACTTGCCGTTAAAGGTGAATAACAATCCTCGCACTCTCGGGGATTTCTTTTATATGAACTCGCTACGGCGAGTTTTGTTTTATGGAGACAAGAAATGTCAGATTTGGCTATGAAGGTTTTGAAATGGCAATCAACTGGCGATGTCGGCATCAGTAGCGCAACTCTTGCCTCAATCGCATGTGGCCTGAAAAAGAATATCTATGGTCATGGCTTCGGTGCTCCACATGACGCAGCCGATTTCAGACGATGCGTTGCACTTGTTGAGCAGATTCCAGAAATCAGAGATTCATTCGACAAGGTTGCAAAGCGCGTTCCGGCATTCAAAGGAATCCTCAACGAATGGGATTCCCTCGTTGCTCTGTTGAAGTCTGAAATGAAGATACACGGAAACAAAGCACCAAAAACTTACAGAAGAATCAGCGAGCTACGCAAGGACTAACCATGAAATAACACAGCCTCACACTCGATGAGGCCTGTTCATTTCTCAAGATATCCAGACCTATCATCGCCGCATCAATGCGGCTTTTTATTGCCTGATTTGCAGGTTCGATTCCCTATTCGGAGATAGCACTCATGCAACACGAACTACAACCTGATTCACTGGTTGATTTGAAATTCATCATGGCTGATACTGGCTTCGGTAAGACCTTCATCTATGACCGGATTAAGTCCGGAGACCTGCCTAAAGCCAAAGTTATCCACGGGCGAGCACGATGGTTATATCGTGACCATTGTGAATTCAAAAATAAGCTCTTAAGCCGCGCTAATGGGTAAAATAGCGGGTAAAATATTTCTCACATCTAAAAAACATCATTCCAATCAATCCCCTGCCGCGTCAAGTAGATGTCTGCAGGGGACACCAGATACCCTTCAAACGAAATCTACCTTCACCCCGTAAAAGATGGGTTTGACAGCACACTTGCCCTATATCTACTCATTTTTACTGCAACAGGTTGAAATCTCAGCACTGTCAGAAAGCGCTGATGACTAAACAGCCTTGGGCCGGGCGATGTAACCATCACACAGAATCCTGATAGCGAAATATGGCGTGACTCGATACTTCACTCCGCAATGCATTCCTTGATGAATTCGCAGGCCCGTGATACACGGGACAGGTCGCTGAATGACGACAATGTCCTGGAAATCAGCGAACCGTGTATCCGGAGTACATTTGAGCGACTGTACCAGAACATGAATGAGGTGTTTGGATTAGGCGATTATTAGCAGGGCTAAGCATTTTAGTATTATTATTTTCCGGTTGAAGGATATGGAGATATCGACAACGACCGGAAAAAGTTTACGTCTATATTGCTGAAGGTACAGGCGTTTCCATAACTATTTGCTCGCGTTTTTTACTCAGGAAGAAAATGCCAAATAGCAACATCAGGCAGACAATACCCGAAATTGCGAAGAAAACTGTCTGGTAGCCTGCGTGGTCAAAGAGTATCCCAGTCGGCGTTGAAAGCAGCACAATCCCAAGCGAACTGGCAATTTGAAAACCAATCAGAAAGATCGTCGACGACAGGCGCTTATCAAAGTTTGCCACGCTGTATTTGAAGACGGATATGACACAAAGTGGAACCTCAATGGCATGTAACAGCTTCACTAATGAAATAATCCAGGGGTTAACGAACAGTGCGCAGGAAAGGATACGCAACGCCATAATCACAACACCGATAAGTAATGCATTTTTTGGCCCTACCCGATTCACAAAGAACGGAATAATCGCCATGCACAGCGCTTCGAGTACCACCTGGAATGAGTTGAGATAACCATACAGGCGCGTTCCTACATCGTGTGATTCGAATAAACCTGCATAAAAGACAGGAAAAAGTTGTTGATCAAAAATGTTATAGAAAGACCACGTCCCAACAATAAATATGACGAAAACCCAGAAGTTTCGATCCTTGAAAACTGCGATAAAATCCTCTTTTTTTACCCCTCCCGCATCCGCCGCTACGCACTGGTGATCCTTATCTTTAAAACACATGTTGATCATCATAAATACAGCGCCAAATAGCGAGACCAACCAGAAGTTGATATGGGGACTGATACTAAAAAATATGCCGGCAAAGAACGCGCCAATAGCATAGCCAAAAGATCCCCAGGCGCGCGCTGTTCCATATTCGAAATGAAAATTTCGCGCCATTTTTTCGGTGAAGCTGTCAAGCAAACCGCATCCCGCCAGATACCCCAGGCCAAAAAAGAGCGCCCCCAGAATTAGACCTACAGAAAAATTGCTTTGCAGTAATGGTTCATAAACGTAAATCATAAACGGTCCGGTCAAGACCAGGATGAAACTCATACACCAGATGAGCGGTTTCTTCAGACCGAGTTTATCCTGAACGATGCCGTAGAACATCATAAATAGAATGCTGGTAAACTGGTTGACCGAATAAAGTGTACCTAATTCCGTCCCTGTCAACCCTAGATGTCCTTTCAGCCAAATAGCGTATAACGACCACCACAGCGACCAGGAAATAAAAAAGAGAAATGAGTAACTGGATGCAAAACGATAGTACGCATTTCTGAATGGAATATTCAGTGCCATAATTACCTGCCTGTCGTTAAAAAATTCACGTCCTATTTAGAGATAAGAGCGACTTCGCCGTTTACTTCTCACTATTCCAGTTCTTGTCGACATGGCAGCGCTGTCATTGCCCCTTTCGCCGTTACTGCAAGCGCTCCGCAACGTTGAGCGAGATCGATAATTCGTCGCATTTCTCTCTCATCTGTAGATAATCCCGTAGAGGACAGACCTGTGAGTAACCCGGCAACGAACGCATCTCCCGCCCCCGTGCTATCGACACAATCCACAGACATTCCAGCAAAATGGTGAACTTGTCCTCGATAACAGACCACCACCCCTTCTGCACCTTTAGTCACCAACAGCATGGCGATCTCATACTCTTTTGCCAGGGCGCATATATCCCGATCGTTCTGTGTTTTTCCACTGATTAGTCGCCATTCTTCTTCCGAGAGCTTGACGACATCCGCCAGTTGTAGCGCCTGCCGCAAACACAAGCGGAGCAAATGCTCGTCTTGCCATAGATCTTCACGAATATTGGGATCGAAGCTGACAAAACCTCCGGCATGCCGGATCGCCGTCATCGCAGTAAATGCGCTGGTACGCGAAGGCTCGGCAGACAACGCAATTGAACAGAGATGTAACCATTCGCCATGTCGCCAGCAGGGCAAGTCTGTCGTCTCTAAAAAAAGATCGGCACTGGGGCGGACCATAAACGTAAATGAACGTTCCCCTTGATCGTTCAGATCGACAAGCACCGTGGATGTCCGGTGCCATTCATCTTGCTTCAGATACGTGATATCGACTCCCTCAGTTAGCAGCGTTCTTTGCATTAATGCACCAAAAGGATCATCACCGACCCGACCTATAAACCCACTTATTCCGCCTAATCTGGCGATTCCCACCGCAACGTTAGCTGGCGCGCCGCCAGGACAAGGCAGTAGGCGCCCGTCTGATTCTGGCAAGAGATCTACTACCGCATCCCCTAAAACCCATACTTTGGCTGACATTTTTTTCCCTTAAATTCATCTGACTTACGCATAGTGATAAACCTCTTTTTCGCAAAATCGTCATGGATTTACTAAAACATGCATATTCGATCACAAAATGTCATAGTTAACGTTAACATTTGTGATATTCATCGCATTTATGAAAGTAAGGGACTTTATTTTTATAAAAGTTAACGTTAACAATTCACCAAATTTGCTTAACCAGGATGATAAAAATGACGCAATCTCGATTGCATGCGGCGCAAAACGCACTAGCAAAACTTCATGAGCACCGGGGTAACACTTTCTATCCCCATTTTCACCTCGCGCCTCCTGCCGGGTGGATGAACGATCCAAACGGCCTGATCTGGTTTAACGATCGTTATCACGCGTTTTATCAACATCACCCAATGAGTGAACACTGGGGGCCAATGCACTGGGGACATGCCACCAGCGACGATATGATCCACTGGCAGCATGAGCCTATTGCGCTAGCGCCAGGAGACGATAATGACAAAGATGGGTGTTTTTCAGGTAGTGCTGTCGATGACAATGGTGTCCTCTCACTTATCTACACCGGACACGTCTGGCTCGATGGTGCAGGTAATGACGATGCAATTCGCGAAGTACAATGTCTGGCTACCAGTCGGGATGGTATTCATTTCGAGAAACAGGGTGTGATCCTCACTCCACCAGAAGGAATTATGCACTTCCGCGATCCTAAAGTGTGGCGTGAAGCCGACACATGGTGGATGGTAGTCGGGGCGAAAGACCCAGGCAACACGGGGCAGATCCTGCTTTATCGCGGCAGTTCATTACGTGAATGGACTTTCGATCGCGTACTGGCCCACGCTGATGCGGGTGAAAGCTATATGTGGGAATGTCCGGACTTTTTCAGCCTTGGCGATCAGCATTATCTGATGTTTTCCCCGCAGGGAATGAATGCCGAGGGATACAGTTACCGAAATCGCTTTCAAAGTGGCGTAATACCCGGAATGTGGTCGCCAGGACGACTTTTTGCACAATCCGGGCATTTTACTGAACTTGATAACGGGCATGACTTTTATGCACCACAAAGCTTTGTAGCGAAGGATGGTCGGCGTATTGTTATCGGCTGGATGGATATGTGGGAATCGCCAATGCCCTCAAAACGTGAAGGCTGGGCAGGCTGCATGACGCTGGCGCGCGAGCTATCAGAGAGCAATGGCAAACTCCTACAACGCCCGGTACACGAAGCTGAGTCGTTACGCCAGCAGCATCAATCTATCTCTCCCCGCACAATCAGCAATAAATATGTTTTGCAGGAAAACGCGCAAGCAGTTGAGATTCAGTTGCAGTGGGCGCTGAAGAACAGTGATGCCGAACATTACGGATTACAGCTCGGCACTGGAATGCGGCTGTATATTGATAACCAATCTGAGCGACTTGTTTTGTGGCGGTATTACCCACACGAGAATTTAGACGGCTACCGTAGTATTCCCCTCCCGCAGCGTGACACGCTCGCCCTAAGGATATTTATCGATACATCATCCGTGGAAGTATTTATTAACGACGGGGAAGCGGTGATGAGTAGTCGAATCTATCCGCAGCCAAAAGAACGGGAACTGTCGCTTTATGCCTCCCACGGAGTGGCTGTGGTGCAACATGGAGCACTCTGGCAACTGGGTTAACATAATATCAGGTGGAACAACGGATCAACAGCGGGCAAGGGATCCGCGTCACACTTCCCCCTTCACGACCTTCAATAATATGCAATGCAGCTTCCCGCCCGATAATGTCATGTGGAAGCTGAATTGTGGTCAGCGGCGGTAAAAACAGATGCCCGACGCCAACCAGATTATCAAAGCCCATTACGGCGACATCCTGCGGGATACGTACCCCCTTCGCCAGGAGAACCTGATAAGCCACAAAGGCTGCGCGATCGTTACCACATATCAGAACATCAAAATCTGGTTTGCCCGATTTGAAGTGGTCATTGAGTAAACTTGCGAGATCGGTGTAGTGATCATCACCTGTTGCCATGTGAAATTGTTTCACCTCAGCCAGATCTCGTCCAGCATCACGCCAGGCCTGCTCAAATCCCTGTCGACGATACCCTGTTGCCAACGCACTTTCCGGTAGCCAGAAGCATAACGGTTGACGATAGCCCGCCGCGAGCAAATGCTGTGTTGATTCATATTGTGCAGTGTAATCATCAGGGATATAACTGGGTAACGCTGGGTCATCCGCCACACAGTTCGCCAATACAATATTTTCACCATACAGAGACTCAGGTAGCGTGATATGTCGCAGCCCCATTGTAGTATAGATAATGCCATCCGGACGGTGGGCAAGCAGCTGACGTGCCGCGCGGGCAGCGTCATCTTCAGAAAAAATATTGATTAAAAAACTATTCCAGCCGAACTCGCTGGCGGTTTGCTCAATGGCAAGCAGAATATCAACAGAGAAAGGAGTGGTAGCAGTGTCCTGCGCCAGCACGGCGAGAGTCGACGGCTTACGTCCTTGAGCGCGCATCTTACGGGCGGAAAGATCAGGAACATAATTCAGGGTCTGGATTGCCTGCAATACGCGGTCACGCGTTGCAGGACGCACAGATTCTGCATTATGCATCACCCGGGAGACTGTCATCATCGACACTCCCGCCAGGCGTGCGACATCCTTTAATGAAGCCATAT